GATCCGTAAGGCTCCGGGGGTGGTCGAGTCGCGGTTTTCCGCGGCGTAAATCGTAGAACGTCGTGAGACGCGTACGATGGGGTGTATTGCCCAAAAGCCGATCGAGTATACTCGTAGGTGGCGTTATGCGCTGTTGGAGACGATATTCTGCGAACGTCTACCAACCTGGAGTGCCGTATGTCTGAAGATCAAACGACCTTCTACAACTCGTACAACGTGAAGTACATTGGTGGATCGGCTACTGCCACCTATGTGAGCTACGCACGTAATGTTCTCGTGCGTCCACCTAAAGTTGATTACCTGAGATTCTACCTTGCGAACGGCTACATGCCAATCCGCGAGTATGAGGCTTCAGGTCTTCGTCAAAAGTACATTCCTAGTACTCTTGAGGTGGTTGAGACTAAACGCTACACAACTTATCCGTATAGCGTCTATGGGTCCAAGGTCGAAACTTTCGTTGGTAATTTCTCCATAACAGTACCAGATGAGCCAGTTTTAGGGCTCGATACCCTTCACGGGAATTGGTATGATAGTTTGTGGGACGAGTTACACGCCGACGCGAATGCCCGTGCCCTTGATCGTATAAGGAGCACGCAAGCAGGGATTGCCGAGACTATTGTCGAGGCCCGTCAGTCGCGTGACATGATGGTGGATGCTGCACACAGGGTGTTGAATGCCCTTAATGCAGTGCGACGACGCCGTTTTCGCGAAGCTGCCGAACACCTCGGGATGGGTGAAGTGCCCCCCGGTATCAAGAGGCGAAGGCCTCCTAAGGTGTCAAAGTCCAAGTACTTAACGGACAATTGGCTGGCTTATCGGTACGGTTGGACACCTCTCTACATCACTGTGGCGGAAGCCATGAAGGTGACGCACGACCACGTTTCACGTGGGGTTGTTCGTGTGGTCAAGGGTAAGTCCGCAAGGACATATACCGGCTGGAGAGATGCGCCCACAGCGTTAGATGCACCCTTCGACAATGTAGTCCAGGGAATTCCTCCTCGTACGTATGTTAATACGACGGTTCGGATCACCGGGCTCAAAAGTTACAAGGTGCAGTCGCAGTACGTTGTACGTTTCGACAATAACAATGTCGTGACAGCCGACAGATTAGGGCTGCTCAATGTGGCCGGTTTAGCGTGGGAGCTTGTTCCTTATAGCTTCGTGGTTGACTGGTTCATCAATATCGGTGACTTACTATCCGATATGACAGCACTTGCCGGTTCTACCGTGTTGTCTCGCGGTAAGACGTACTTCTATGAAAAGTCGATAGAGAGAACATCCTACTATCGTACCTTCCACTCCCAGTTTTACCCGTCCAAGAAAACTAGCAATTACATCAACGCTAGCATGACGGTTGGGAAACATTCCAGAGCTGATTGGAAAATGAAGCGATGGGTGTATACCACAGCAGAACCACGAACAGTCCAATTTTCAAATGGACTCAACATGGTGCGACTAGCGGACGCTTTCGGTCTGGCCAGGGGACTGCTCACAAATAAACAGTGGGCAGCGCTGACTTTGCGCGGTTGGGTTCCACGGACACCGTCCGTTCCCAATCGTAGTAAACGCAGCAACAAATGGTTAGGCTACGAGCATCTGTAAACTGGCACTATTATTATCGCTCTTTGGAGACCGACATGGCCCAAGCAACAAATTTGACGCTGAAAAATGCAGCTGCCGCGAACGTCCTTTATGGTCCGCGTGTCATCCGGACGGGTGACATTGCTATCTACCGTGACGATACCGCAGGTCTTACCGAATCCACCCGAGGCTCTGCCTCCCTTGGTATTAAGGAGACTGCACTTCTGCGTCGTGTCGAAGGGAAGGTTGCTTACCCCGAACTGGTGGACGGCGTTGTTCAGACGAGCATCGCCGACTTTCGCCTGAAGGTGGTTAAGTCCATGACTGAAGGTGCTAAAGCCGAACTTCTGGCCCGCATCCGTGCCCTAATCGATGACGCGATTGTTACCGCGGCTACCGACAAGGGCGAGACCCCCTGGTAATTAAAAACCCTAAGGAGTCTAGTCATGAACTGTGTACACGTGAAGCGTACATTAGAGGAACCGAATCGTCAAGCTCGTGAGAGCGCGCGAAGTCTGAAGCGCAAAGCAAAACTGCGCCTGGACGAGGTCCTCCAGGAGGTGATCGATGTGTCTGATCTCCCCTACACCTTGTTGTCAAAACTCGTTTCAGCTCTTGGTTCGCCAGCCGTTCAGTTTCTTGGACAAGCTGCGCAGGACCAAGACGTCGATGCTATCATCACCGCGGACGTGCACCCAAGTCAATACATCGACCGGGACACATACTTTGCGGATAAGGTAGTCTGCAGCTTTTTGCGGAAGTATCCGTTTCCCGGAAGGGAGGCGGCGTGCCATGCTGCTGCGTTGTCGACGTTTGACGCTTGTGAGCGTCAGTGTCTGATGACTAACATCCAACTTCATGCGTATGCTTCCGGTGCCCCCGAAAGGGATTTACCGGACGCTGACGGCCTCATTCTGATGGCCCGCGATAAAATAGCACGCGTACTGGGAAGGTTGAAAGTTGACGAGTGGCTTGAGTCCTGCAAGTTCGGCCCCGGTGTAGCATTTGGGGTTCCGGAAACTAGCGACTATCAAAAGCTCGGCAGCGTCCCTAGTTGTACTGAGGCGCTTGTTTGCTACATGCCCGGGTTCCTTGCGGAATACCAGGCGTGGACAGACTCACTGACCTACACCGCCCGGAGGGAGGTGGAGGTTATGGTCGTGCAAGGTGGGAAACACTCTGTAGTGCCCAAAGATGCAAAGACGCATCGTAACATCGAGATTCAGCCACTAGTAAATCTGTGGCTGCAGAGCGGTCTGGGGGCAGTAATTCGCCGCCGTCTGCGCAACCGCGCAGGGATCGACCTGAATGATCAAACCCGGAACCAGAAACTTGCCCGTGAGGGCTCGCTTACAGGCTTTTGGGCAACAATCGACCTCTCAAATGCGTCCGATACCGTCGCATCGCGCCTCGTGGAGTTGTTGTTACCTCCACGGTGGTTTTTCGCCTTAAATCTTGTGCGCACGCAGTACGCGCTCGTCAACGACGAGTGGGTATGGCTTCAGCGCTTCTCCTCAATGGGGAACGGGTTTACATTCGAGTTAGAGAGCCTGATTTTCTGGGCTATCTCGCAATCGGCTGTGGAACTGCAAGGTTCGAGCGCGCGCGTGTCAGTGTATGGCGACGACATAATCGTCCCAGCTGTGCACAACGCGTACGTTCGTCAAGCTCTGAAATTCTGCGGGTTTACCCCCAATGAAAAGAAGAGTTTCTCCACCGGACCGTTCCGTGAATCTTGCGGGGCAGATTGGTGGGAAGGGCAGACGGTCCGTCCGTACTTTCTCAAGGATATACCTCAAGATGTTGCGTCACTTATGTCGTTGGCTAACGGACTCAAGCGTGCTGCTGGCCGGTTTAATCATAACCATGGTTACGATCGGCGGTTTGCTTCTGCTTGGTACACTGCTGTACGACGGATTCCTCCTGCGGTTCGGAAACATGTGAGCTTCGGCTTTACAGACACCGATACTATGGTTCTCGCAGGTCGTGAACGCAATGCCAGGCAGTTAGTGTTCTTACCCTGGGAAGGGGAATGCACTAGCTGGTACACTGCAAAAGCCACTGCCTTGTATAGGCTTTGGCGGCGCCGTGTGAATCTGGCCGGTATGGACGAAGAAGTTAGGGATTCATCCCTGACTGTACTTGTGCCGACCTCTAATACGTGGCAGAAAATTGGTTACATGTTTGATGACCTTCGGGAAAGAAAAACAGTGACCGACTATGCTCGGGATAAGGGTCGGTGGGTGCTACGGAGTGCGGTGGCCGTCAGGTCGCCGCATTCCTCCGATGACTGGTTGTAAACAGTTTCGGTCCGATTAGCAATCGGTGGTA